AAGAGACAGGCTCTTGATTACGCTGCCCGCATCTAATTTCATAGCAGGACATCTCGTTTGCCCGTCGTGGAGGCTCGTTCCTCTGCGGCGGGCTTTTTCTGCGTTTATGGGGGTTGTTCTTTTTCCCAAGGTAACAGAGGGGTAGACAAGTTCCCTCGGAACGGAGGACGAGACTATGCAAGTAATAAAGATTACTTCCCATGAACAGCTGCAGTCATCTCCCTCAGAGAGGATGACCAACGAACAGCTTCAGAATGAGTATAACTATATCAGAGCCGAGCAGATCACACGAAAAATGCTGGAAAAAGGGATGATTTCCGCTGGTGAATATGACCGCATTATGGCCGAAAATCGCCGTGTATTTTCTCCCTATCTTGCCGATTTATATCCAGATAATGCGTTGCTATAGTGCGGACACAGAGGTAATATGTGACCTACCCAAAGGGAGGTGAGACTATGAAACGGATAACAAAAATCGAAGGAAATACAGCATTTTTGAATGCTGTGAGAAAGACCCGCGTAGCTGCCTACTGCCGTGTTTCCACAGGTTCTGATGAACAGCTTTTGAGCCTTGAAACACAGAAAGACCATTACGAACGATACATCAAGGCGCACCCGGATTGGGAGTATGCCGGATTGTATTACGACCAGGGCATCACAGGAACGAAGAAAGATAAGCGGCCGGCACTGATGCAGATGGTTGCAGACTGTGAGGACGGACGCATCGACCGGGTCATTACAAAATCCATCAGCCGTTTCTGCCGTAATACTACCGATTGCCTTGAACTGGTGCGAAAACTGCTCGGCTTGGGTATCCCCATCTACTTTGAGAAGGAAGATCTGGATACGGGTTCCATGGAGAGCGAACTGATGCTTTCCATTCTCTCAAGCCTTGCCGAAAGCGAATCGGTCTCCATTGCCGAAAACAGCAAGTGGAGCATTCGCCGCCGTTTTGAGAACGGTACTTTCAAGCTGGCATACCCACCATACGGTTACGATTACATCGGCGATGGCGAATGGGCAATCAACGAAGAACAGGCCAAATGGGTCAGATTCATTTATTCCCAAACGCTCTCCGGCAAGGGTTCTGATGCGATAGCAGCCGAACTCATAGAACTGGGTGCGCCGACCAAGAAAGGCGGCAAATGGACATCCACTTCCATCCGTGGCATCCTTTCCAATGAGAAATACACCGGAGATTGCATTTTTCAGAAGACCTATAGCGATGACCGATTCAACAGGCACAGAAATTACGGTGAGATGGATCAGTTTTATATGGAAGGACATCACGATGCCATTGTAAGCCACGAGGATTTCGAGGCAGTCGCAGCATTGGTGGAACAGCGTGCAAAGGAAAAAGGTATCACCAGGGGCGATGCCAAGTACCAGGTACGCTACCCCATGTCCGGGAAAGTGTTCTGCGGAGAGTGCGGTTCGCCGCATAAACGCAGGATGAATTATTCCACCCACATCCAGTATCCGGCACTTACTTGTTCTGGGCATCTGAAAGACAAGAGCAGCTGTTCCCAGAAGTTCATCCGGGAAGATGCCCTGCAGATGGCATTCGTTACGATGATGAACAAATTGATATTTGCCCACAAGGAAGTCTTGCAGCCACTGCTTACTTCCCTGCGGAGCATCAGTCAGAAGGATGCCATCAGCCGATTATCCGAACTGGATGAGCGGTTGGAGAAGAATGCAGAACGGCAGAATACGCTGACTACGCTGATGACACGAGGCTACCTTGACCCGGCACTCTTCACACAGGAATCCAACGACCTGCTGACGGAGGCACAGGCACTGACCGAAGAAAAAGAGCATCTGGTGTTCTCGGTCAACGGAGAGATGAAAAAGACCGAAAAACTGGCAGACCTCATCCGCTTTTGCAGCCGGGGTGAGATGCTGACGGAGTTTGACGGCGATTGCTTCTCGCAGTATGTGGAGCGGGTCGTAATACATGAAAGAACCACCGCAGCCTTTGAACTGAAATGCGGATTGACACTGAAAGAAAGGATACGATGAATATGGCAAACCACATCCCATACGGATACAGAATTGAAAACGGTGTGGCGGTCATTGACGAAGGTCAGGCTGAACAGGTGCGTACCCTGTTCAGTAGCTACCTTTCCGGGCTGGCATTGGTCCCTGCCGCAGAAGCCGCAGGGCTTACCCTGTTCCACAGCGGTGCAAAAAGAATGCTCCAAAACGAGCATTACCTGGGCGATGATTTTTATCCTGCGATCATTGACAGCGAGACCTTTTCCAAGGTCGCAGAAGAGCGGGATCGCCGTGCCGGAGCATTGGGAAGAATCCGGGAGCGGACAACACCACCGCCCAGCAAAGCAGAGACCGCCTTTATTATAGGAAAAGTCACCCACAGATACGATGACCCATTCAAGCAGGCCGCATACATTTACAGTCTGATAGAAAGCGAGGTACAGAATGGCTGAGAAAATGATCACCGTGATTCCAGCGAGAAAACGAGTTGGCAGCAGAAAGCAGGTCACGGAAGAAAAACCAAAACTGCGTGTGGCGGCATACTGCCGCGTCTCCACTGACCGTGACGAACAGGAGTCCAGTTATGAGGCACAGGTGGAACATTACACAGAATTCATTGACAGAAATCCTGAGTGGCAGCTTGCCGGGATTTATGCCGATGACGGCATTTCGGGTACCAACACCAAAAAGCGTGAAGAATTCAACCGCATGATTGAGGACTGCATGGCATCCAAGATCGACATGGTCATTACCAAGTCCATCAGCCGATTTGCCCGCAATACGCTGGATTGCCTGAAATATATCCGTAAGCTGAAAGAAAAGAACATTTCCGTGTACTTCGAGAAAGAAAATATTAATACGATGGATGCCAAGGGCGAAGTTCTTCTGACCATCATGGCGTCCCTTGCACAGCAGGAATCGCAGTCCCTTTCCCAGAACGTAAAGCTGGGACTGCAATTCCGCTACCAAGTCGGAAAGGTGCAGGTCAACCACAACCGTTTCCTCGGCTACACCAAGGACGATGAAGGCAACCTGGTCATTGTCCCGGAGGAAGCGGAGATTGTTCTGCGAATCTATCGAGAATATCTGGAAGGTGCAAGCCTGTTTCAAATCGGACAGGGCTTGGAAGCGGACGGTATCAAGACCGCCGCCGGAAGTGATTATTGGCTGCAAAGCACGCTGAAGAAGATACTCACGAACGAGAAATACATCGGTGATGCACTCCTGCAGAAGACCTACACGGTGGATTTCCTCAATAAAAAGCGTGTTGCCAACAACGGCATCGTTCCGCAGTACTATGTGGAGAACAGCCACCCCGCCATCATCCCCCGTGAGAAGTTCATGAAGGTTCGGGAAGAAATGTACCGCAGGGCGCACATGGAGTGCGGTCCAGATCAGAAGCGCAGGATTTACAGCAGCCGATACGCTCTTTCAAGCATCGTGTACTGCGCCCACTGCAATGACATCTTCCGCAGAATCAACTGGAACAACCGTGGGTGTAAATCCACAGTTTGGAGATGCCTCAGCCGGGTAGAAAAGGACCGACCGTCCTGCACAGCAAGAACTGTAAAGGAAGAACTTCTGCATGAGGTGGTTGTCCGGGCAGTGAATGAAGTCATAACGGGTAGTGCCTCCTTCATCCCTGCTCTGCAGGCAAGTTTTGAGAGATGCCTTGGGGACAGCAACAGTGCAGCAGTGGAAGAGATTGATGCCCGCCTTCTGGAACTTCAGCAGGAACTCCTAAAACTGGCAAATGCAAAGCAGAATTACGATACCCTTGCCGATGAGATCGATGAACTCCGCGCGGAAAAGGAAGAACTGCTTTTGCAGGAAGCCAACAAGGACGGCATCTGCCAGCGCATGGCTGACATGGTTACTTTCCTTCAGAGCGAACCGGAAGAAGTCACCGAGTACAGTGAAGCCCTGGTCAGAAGGATGATCGAGAAGATCACGGTGTTCGATGACCACTTTGTGGTGGAATTCAAATCTGGGATTGAGATTACGATAAACGAATAAGATGAAAATAACAGTGTGACGCTCAGGCTTCGGTCTGGGCGTTTTCGTCATTGTAGAGATATTGACAGGTGTGCTATAATGTATCTTGATAAGATTATTTTGTGCATCTGTATGGAAGGTGGACTACATGGTAAAGAACAATATTGAAGTTGATGTTAAGGTCAAGTGCATCGAGTCCGGCAAGACACAGGTGCAGATTGCTGAAGAGATAAATACTACGAGCCAGTATGTGAATCGTGTCATCAAAAAGAAGGATGGTGTTATCAATAATACCTGTCTCTTATACACATCTGACGCTGCCGACGAAGA